TAGAAAGAAATCCTAATTTAGATAAGAAAGATTTAAGAAACTTTCAAACATTACATTCATTTGCATTTCATACATTGGGTATGAGTGAAGAAAATGTTTTACAACCAGTACACTATGAACAAATAGGTAAAGAATTAAACTTAAGAGTTACAGATGCAGGTGATGAATCAGGTTATTTAAATTTTAATAGTGAGTATTTTAAATTAATTAACAAAGCTAGAGTTAAGAATATTTCTGTAGAAGATGAGTTTAATACAAATGAATATAGTGATGATTTAGATTATGAAACATTAGGTCATGTCTATTTAAATTATAATCATTTCAAAGGTGATAACCTTTATGATTTCAATGATATGATTACAAAGTTTGTAGATGAGAAAGAAAAATGTAAAGAGTTTGATGTAGTATTTATTGATGAAGCTCAAGACTTATCTCCAATACAATGGAGAATGTTTGATGTATTAAAAGAAAAATCAAAAGATATTTATTTAGCAGGTGATGATGACCAAGCTATATTTGCCTGGGCAGGAGCTGATGTTAATAGATTTTTAAACGAACCTGCAGAAGAAGAGATATTAAATTATTCAAATCGTATACCACCAGCAGTACAAGAATTAACAGATATTGTATTGCAAAGAATCACTGTTAGAAAACAAAAAGATTATTTACCTAAAAAAGGTATTCAAGGTTCTGTTCAACATATTTATAATATGGACCATATAGATTTAACTCAAGGTGATTGGTTAATATTAACTAGAACTACATATCGTTCAGATGAAATTTCAAAACAATTAAGACAAAATAATTTATATTTTAAAAATAGATTTGGTAAAAGCTATAACACAAGACTATACAAAGCTATTTTAAACTTTGGTCATCTTTGTAAAGGTAGTGCTTTATCATCAGCTGATGCAAAAGAATTATCTGAATATGTATCGCGTTCACCGAAATTTAAAGAAACACAAGCTCTATATAAATTATCGGACTTTGGTTATTTACCAGATGATCTTTGGTACAATGTATTTACAAAGGCAGATCAAGATGAAGGTTATTATATAAGAACAATGTTATCTAATGGTGAAAAGTTATCACCCGATCCAAGAATAGAAGTATCAACCATTCATGCAGCAAAAGGCGGTGAATGTGAAAATGTAATTGTTGTATTAGATAATGCTAAAAAGATTAGAGATTCAATTGAGAATAATGAAGAAAAATCAAATGAGGAACATAGAGTTTGGTATGTAGGCATTACCAGAACTAAAGAAAATTTGTACTTATTGAAACCAAAGAAGGAGCGTTATGGCTATTCTTTGTAACTTTCAACCGATCGGGATAGAAGAAAGTCTCAGTGGAGAGTGGCAGCTTCACGTCTTAACAGGCGACGTTGGTTCGGGTTCTTCGACTCCCAGAATTTTTATCATACCCGTTAAACCAATTACTGCCACATTAACTTAAAGGAGAAATATGACACACAAAGATGACATGGAAAAATTATTTCCACAAGATAGACAGATAGGCGGGAATCACTATAAGTCTTTTCACATTCAACCCTATGAATTCATTTCTAAGAACGACTTGAGTTTTTTTCAAGGAAATGTTATTAAATATGTTTGTCGTTATATGAATAAAAACGGCATAGAAGATTTAAAGAAAGTAATTCATTATTGTGAATTAGAAATTAAAAAGATAGAGGATACAAATGGCAAAAGAAAAAGGTAGACAATGGGATGGTCGATCAAGGCCTTCTAGTGATTTGTATAAAAAACGTTGGGAAGAAATATTTAAAAAGAAAAAGGAAGAAAAACCAAAAGAAGAAAAAAAGGATAAATAATGAAGATACCTATGTTTACAGCACAAACCGAATGGATTGAACCTGAAGAATTTCCTGACTTAAGATCTTATGATGAGATTGCAGTTGACTTAGAGACAAGAGATCCTGATTTAAAAACAAAAGGATCTGGATCTGTTATTGGTAATGGTGAAGTTGTAGGTATAGCTGTAGCTGTTGCAGGTAGAAAATTTTATTTTCCCATTGCTCACGGATCAGGGAGCAACATGGATCGAAAAAAAGTATTAGCATGGTTTGCAGATACTATGGCTTGTCCAGCTATAAAAATATTTCACAATGCAATGTATGACGTATGTTGGATTAGAAATCTAGGTATAAAAATCAATGGTTTAATAGTAGATACTATGATTGCAGCAAGTTTGATTGATGAAAATAAATTTGCGTATAGTTTGAATGCATTGTCATGGGAATATTTAGGTCATGGTAAAAATGAAGCAGCATTAAATGAAGAAGCAAAGTCTAGAGGATTAGATCCAAAAGCAGATATGTGGAAGTTACCACCGATGTATGTAGGTGCTTATGCAGAAAAAGATGCTGAACTAACTTTAGAGTTATGGCAAAAATTTAAATCAGAAATTCTTTTACAAGATATAGAATCTATATTTAATTTAGAAACAGATTTATTTCCATGTTTAGTTGATATGAGATTTAAAGGTGTACGAGTTGATGCAGATAGAGCTGCACAACTAAAGATTCAATTACAAACACAAGAAGAAGCTTTGTTGTTAGATGTAAAAAAAGAAACCGGTATTGAACCACAAATCTGGGCAGCAAGAAGTATTGCAAAAGTATTTGATAAACTTGGTTTAGAATATTCTGTAACAGAAAAATCACAAGCACCTTCTTTTACTAAAAATTTTTTACAAGAACATAGTCATCCTCTGGTACAAAAAATTGCACAAGCAAGAGAGATTAATAAAGCTCACACAACTTTTATAGATACAATTATTAGATATGAACATAAAGGTAGAATTCATGCTGACATCAATCAAATTAGATCTGATCAAGGTGGTACTGTTACAGGAAGATTTAGTTATTCTAATCCTAATTTACAGCAGCTTCCAGCAAGGAACAAGGACCTAGGACCAATGATAAGATCTTTATTCTTACCAGAACAAAATCATACGTGGGGTTGTTTTGATTACTCACAACAAGAACCAAGATTAGTTGTACACTATGCTGCATTAGAAAAATTTCCATCTGTCTATGATGTTGTTGATGAATACATTGATAATACGGATACTGACTTTCATAAAACAGTTGCTGAGATGGCAGAAATACCTAGAAGTCAAGCTAAAACAATTAACTTAGGGTTGTTTTATGGTATGGGTAAAACTAAATTACAGGCAGAACTTGGTGTGACAAAAGAAAAAGCAGATGAACTTTTTAATATTTATCACAATAGAGTTCCGTTTGTTAAACAATTGATGAACTCAGTATCTAATAGAGCACAGAGTCATGGTCAGATAAGAACTTTACTTGGGAGATTATGTAGGTTTCATCTTTGGGAACCGAATATGTTTGGTATGCATAAAGCGTTGCCTCAAGAAGAAGCACTCAAGGAACACGGACCAGGGATTAAAAGAGCTTATACATACAAAGCTTTAAATAAATTAATTCAAGGTAGTGCAGCAGATATGACTAAAAAAGCTATGGTTGATTTATATAAAGAAGGTATTGTAGCTCATATACAAATTCATGATGAGTTAGATTTGTCTGTAGAGTCTCAAGAACACGCTGATAAAATTATTGAGATTATGGAAAATGCTGTTAAACTAGAAGTCCCAAATAAAGTTGATTATGAATCAGGTGAAAATTGGGGTAAAATAAATTAATGGCAATATTAAACGCAGACATACCACCTATTTATTGTCAAGTAAGGAAGGAGTATCTTTATGATTTTAAAGAACATCATGGAGAAAGTGAAGAATGTGTTGTCTTCGGACTCACATCTATGGCAGGAGCTGCAACATTATTTAATATTATGTTGCCAAACGGCGCGATCTTTTTTAGATTGCCTATCTCCGCGTTTTTCCAAAAATCGTATGACAGAACCGAAGTGCCCGATATGCCGGTTGACACGCTTCAATTGTGGAATAGTTTTAGTTACTATCCTAGTGTTCATCATTTTGGTTATTTAATATCACAACGTTGTAAATATTTTGGAAAAGATAAAAAAGAATATTATGGAGAATATTTATTTACCATTGATTGGTGTCATCCAGAAAGTAATATTTTGGATACAGAGCACAGTGAAATTCCTCATGAACATAAGTGTGGACATGTATTGGCTCTTGATAACGGTAATTTTGCAATTCAGCCTAATAATCGCATTCTGTGGAATATTAGTAATTTCACTACTCAGTCAACCGTACCTGATTATAAAGTTCAAACTACAGAATGGAATGTTGAAAATAAAGGTTGGGTTACAGAATATTCTGATAAAATGTTCTACCAAATAGAAGATAAATAACATATAATACTTGGCTATGAAAATAGAGGTAGCCAGGAATGAACTATATGTTTACAGCCATATTAATAATATTAATGTGTTTAATGGCCCTATTTTTAGAACCTGGTTATAAAACCAAAGGAGGACAAATGAATTTTAAATGGGATTTAAAAAAACAGATTGATGAGAAAAGAAAATCTCAATCTGCTACTGCTCAACTTCGTAAAAGAAGTATGGATTCTATTGCTAGACCAAAAGCAGAAAAAAATATTACATCTAAAGATCCAAGACTACAAGGCATATAATGTTTGACAGATTTATGTATAAATTTTTAGGTGGAATTGATAATTTGTTTTTAAAAATAGAAAATTTATTTACAAAGAAGAGGAGAAAAAATGAAAAAATGTAATCAATGTAAAAAAGATTTCGAACCAAAAGATGAATTGGATTTATTCTGTACTCAAGATTGCAAAGAAGAGGCGTTAGCAGAACTAGATTCAGGTTCTGATGAGTGTCTATCATGTCAGTAAATTATGAAAATAGATATAAAATGGATTATAGGATTTATAGGTAGTGCATTATTTGGACTATGTACCTGGGTTTTAATATCTATTGTAGATTTAAAAGAAGACACAAATTATATAAAAGGTGAGTTGTTTGGTATTGATAAAGCGATAGGAAGAGTTTATAACTACATCAATAATAAATGAACCTTTCTCGAAACTTCACGCTTCAAGAATTAATTAAATCGGATACAGCTATCCGTAAAGGCATTGATAATAATCCTAATGCGGATCAAATAGAAAAATTAAAATTACTTTGTGAAAGAGTACTTCAGCCAGTACGCGATCAATTCGGTAGAGTGAAGGTGACCTCAGGCTACAGGTCTCCGGAACTATGTTTAGCAATAGGCAGCTCATTAGAGTCGCAACATACAAAAGCTGAAGCAGTTGATTTTGAAGTAAATGGAGTAGACAATGCTGAAGTAGCAGATTGGGTTTATAGAAACTGTGAGACAGATCAATTAATTTTGGAGTTCTATACTCCTGGTGAGCCAAACTCTGGATGGATCCATGCGAGTTATGTAGAGTTTAACCCAAGAAGACAATATATGCGAGCATATAGAGAAGATAAGAAAGTAAAATATAAACCCATTATAGGAAAGGCAGTAGATTTAGTATGACAAAAATAAATTTATTTAATAAAATAGACACCGTACATGGTTTTTGTGAAGAGTGTGAAGAAGAATCGATTTTAGTTGCAATTGTTACTGATTTTTATA